TTGAGCACCAAGATCGTGTGTATTATCCGAGGCCGTAGCCGTATCAGTATTTATGGGGACAAATGTGCCACGAAAATTTGTAAAATTCGCGTTTACTCTGGCGCTTCTAATTAGAGTGCCGGGGGAGAAAACATTGAATTCAGTGATAGTGGCGCTGGATGGCATTATTTCCTGCCTATAAATTTACATTCACAGTTATCTAAGTTTAGATCAATCGCGATAATTTTAAACTCCTCATCGAGTAGCTTTATAGAGTCGCCTGGAGAATCATCCCAAATAAGATCCGTAGGCTCAGCCACTGCGGTGGTATCGCCCCAATTGTAAACATCCCATAAAGAATTTGGGCTTATAGGACTCTGGTCGTAAGTGATTAAAAATCTATCAAAAATGTCGAGATGAGGAACAAATGAAGTTGAAAAATCAATTTCAAATTTAATGGCCGAATATTCTTCAAATAAAGAATCAGCTATCGTTTCAGCAATAGTGCTTGTGGCTATCCATGTATTATTAACCTCTAAAGTTCTCTCTCCCAAAGTCCATGGTCCAGAGTCTCCGCTAATTCGATATTGCGAATCGGCAACGGCATAAGATGTTGAGGTATCGTCCTCTCTAAATTTCACATTTACGCGAGAATAGTATTTAGTAAATCTTTTGCCATAGAAATTTATTTTCTTAACTGTTCTGCCATACTCAGAACTAAATCCTCCTGGCCCAAAAAATTCATAAACAGGAGTGGTGTTTACGCTCCTATCAAAAAACTTAAATTTCCCGTCGTTTGTAACGAGTGGGATAAAGTTTTCTGCCTCTGCAAGCTTGGTAACAATGTCCCAGACCGTCGCATTTGCAAGATCGGTTGCGGTCGTAGTATTTAAGTTTGTATACTCAACCGTGGTAGTCGTCATTTCCCAATTGCTTGTTGTGTCTCCAAAAAATGGTCTAAAAATATAAGCCCCATTCGTATCTACTTGGTCGCGCAAAAGCTCCATAAAGTCGCTCGCTGTTAATGAAGCATTATATCCAGTCAAGCGACTCGCAGCGAATTGTCTAAAGCATTCGGTAAGTGGCACGATAGGAATATTTATCTCATTCTTGCCAGATAAATTTATGTCTCCCGAAATGTAGCCAGAATATAAAATATCCTCTTCATCATAATCAGAAGCTGCGTCCCAATAGGCCTCATCCCATATTGCAGATGATGGTATATGAGCCTGATTCCAAATGCCGTCTTCTTTTTCTTCATATAAAAATCCAGCAACGATTCTAACAAGTGTTCTCTGCTGGTCGCCGTAATTAAACCACATTGAATTTTCATCAGACGATGGATTGTAGCGGCCAGTGTCGTTATTCATCACAAGTGTGACATTACTAAACTTAAATTGATTAACCCTAGTTTGATCAATCTCTTTACGAATGGTCCCCCATTTAATTACGTCTTCTGAAATCTCTTGCCAATCATCCTCATAGAGGCCGGTCCCAAGTTCACGCCTTTTAATAAAAACGCGCCTAAAGATCTTAGATCTAGGATTTTTGATCTGGCCATTAAGAGTTAAAAGCTGACTACTCATGTTTCCTTAAGCTCAATAGATCCTGAATATCCAGAGTCTGAGGCGTCATCTGAGTATTTATAAAATTCAAAGTTACCAATCCAATTTGCCTCAAACAAAATTCCATCCCAACTAGTGCCAGTTCCAAATGGGACAAATACATATGGCGCCATCGTCTCCCAAATAGTGCGCAGGGAGTCTCTAAAACTAGTCGTGATATATTGAAACTTAATTTTTGTAGCCCATTTTGTTTGGACCATATGGCGCCTTGTGCCGCCATCAGATAACTCGTGGATAAATTCTTTTGGATCTCTTAGGGGAGTATAGTTAGATGCATTTGGAATACGCGGGAATGTAAGGGCATTGGCGCCTACATATAGATAACCAATTGCCTTCTCAACATTTGAAACTTGAGTAGAGTAAAAATCAAACGTGACAGAAGTACAGGCTACGGGAGCGGCTGAGGAAAGGTATAAAGAGCTTGCAGAGTTATTAGTAAACTGACTAGTAATAGTAGGATTTGAAATCGTAAATGCATTCGCGGTAACTCCGTTGTAGTAGACATTAAATTTTTTAGCGTTAAATTCCATCAAAGCAATGCGGTCTACACTTTGAGTAGAATCAAAACTAATCGTAATAGAAACAGTCGTTAAGTCACTATTAAAACCGTCTGACACATATTGTCTGCGTACATCCGGGTCCATCATGTTGTCAGCAGTAATGGTCGAGGTGTTCACCGCAATTTGAGTCGTGGTCTCTAAATAAGTTTGACTTAAAAATTCCATTTAAAATATGTCCGTTTCAAATGCTACAGACTGGTTTGTCTGTCTCAGTTTTAAAAGCTGCTTATCTATAGCGCGCGCAAATTCCATCGCCTGAGATTCGTCCCCCATGATTGGACCATTAAAATTTACGATTACCTGGCCGCTGCCAGAGCCCGGGATTTGACCGTTCTCGAGTGGAATTACAGCCTCATCCTTACCGCCCTCACCGATGGTGGCTTGAATACCGCCAGGTGTCGCTTTAACTATACCGCCATCGGCAAGCTCTACGCCAGCTACCTTAGCTGCTTGCGCGGCACCTGCTGCGACAGCAAGGCCAGCAAAAGTCATGGCTAGAGGAGGTCCACCGACTGCCATACCCCATTTATAACCGCTCATCGCTGCGTCTGAGGTATTGATAGTGATCTGAGCAATAGCTGCAGCCTTACCGATAGCAGCCAAAGTTTTATTAGACGATGACTGAAGACTTGATACTTGCGACAAAAATGCAGCTCTATGTTTTAATAGCGCTTCATTTTTTTGCTGCTCTGTAAGCTGCTCTTGGGCTGAGGCCTTAGCCTGCATGAGTTGACGCTTCTTATGAAAATCTGTCTCTTGCTCAATTTGAACATCAAGGAGCTTCATCTTAGCTTGTAGTATCGTCGCACTATGAGAATCGACAGCGGTAAGCTCCGCTAGATCAATCGCAGACTGCGCCTCAATGCGCGCCTGGTTTTTAGTTATATGTTCAATAGCTAACTTATCGTAATTCTCGGCCTGAATGCGGACTCTATTATCACCAGATATTTTTTCGTTCTGTTCGATGGTCTTAAGTGCATTCTTATGAGCTTCAATCTGAGAATTCAATTGATTAAGTAATGCTATTTTACCTGCATTTTCATGACCTTGAGCCTCACTCGATGCAATAGATTTTTCTAATCTATTTCGTTCGTCTATTAATTTTGTAACTGCTGATTTTATTTCTTCAGTTTTCTGTGCTGCTAAATCTGCACCTGCGAATGAATTAAAGAAATTTAAAACACCCTTGGCGCCCTCTGTCAGCAGAACAACCACCGGAGCCATTAGTCTGCCAATGTTAATTAAGAAATTTTCCCATGAATTTTTAAGCTGATCGATTGATCCAAGGCCTTGAGCTGCTGCCTCGGCTTGTCCGCCAAATTTTTTATTTACAGCCTCGATTACATTACCTAATTTTTCATTTTGATTTGAGGCTTCTTTTACGACTACCCCTTGTTTTCGCAAGGCGTCTGTTTCACTTCCTATTGTCTTACCGACAATATCTGCGGCGGCTGCAAGATCAATTCTTTTTCCAGCAGCTAGATTCAAAGTGGCTTTTACAAGCTCCTCAGTAACAGTTTTTTGGCCAATATATGCCTGCAATGTAGCTTGCGCCGCCATAATCTGATCATCTGAAAAAGTTGTAACTTTTTGTAGAGCTTCGGCCATCTCCAAATAATCTAATTTTAAATCTTGAGTAAATGTCCCTTGATTTATCATAGATTGGGTCAGCTGATTTATTGCAAGCTCTTGCTCCCTGAATGCATTGATAGCTTCCATGAGAAATTCTGGTATTTTTTCAATTAAATCTTTAACATCGCCAAGAGTAATGACGAAGTGGTCGAGGATCTCACCACCAATTTCTTTAATTCTTAGGAGCAGCGTTGCTTCATTATCTTTTGCCACGTTTTGACTTTTCTCTTGCCTTCTCTTGGGCCCTTATTTCGGCGTCGATAGAGATTTTGGCGGTAAGTAAATTAAACTCATAGTCTGCCAGATCTAATTTTAGAACTTCGGAGGGGAGTTTAGAATACCGCTGTGAGATTGCGTCTATCTCAAGTAATCTTGATTTGGTTACGTAGGTTTTATTTAGACTTTTTTTTTATTGGTGTGCTTCATTATCTGCTGATAAAGAGCATGGCAGAGATCCCAGTCACCAAATAAATCATCGACGAATTGACCTTGCCCGCCCTTAGTCGCGCAGAGTTTTGGTTCTTCGACGGCTGCGAGAAAGATATCCCGGTACACTCCCCGGACCCTATCAAGCATTTTCTCAACGTCTGGCTGAGGCATTTTCTCAACCTCACGCTTTCTATCATAAGTAGAAAATGTTTCGATAAGGACGTTTAAGCCCTCCATGTGATGGACCACATTGAGCTTTCTGATTTTAAATTTTATGCCTGCGGCGCGTACGGTTTTCGTCGCACCGATAACATCGCTGAGACGTTTACTAAATGGCCACATTTATTATGCGTAACTCGAGGTTTTGTTAATTACTTTTGCTTGTACTGCATAACCTGTAGAGGTTGAATCATCTCGCAAAACTAAAGCTGTGATTTCAGCCTTTAAAATCTCATCTGGTCCACCGACTTCAGGGTCACCGGCATCTTGAATAAAGATTCTCGGCATATTGACTAAGACCTGCTGTCTGAGGCTTGAGCCGGTCAAAGTAGGGCCCTGAAAAGCAAGCTGTGCCGATAGCTGAGTTTCGTTTAGCATCGCACTATAAGCGGTCAACGTGTCAAAGCGCATTGAGAAAGTAAAAGTAAATTGTGCCACTCCAGGAGGTAAAACCTGTAAGAGATCTGAGCCGATGCGACGTGAATCACTGTCTGATTTCAGAGAGTTATTAACAGCCCATTCAAAGCTCTGCACGTGCCAGAAAGCAGATGCTGTGAGAGAGGTAAATGTAGGCTCAATTGAAAGCCGCATGTTCGCGAAAGACAAAGGTGTCTGGCCAGTAACTGTAAGAGACGAACTCATATCAGCAGCACCGACAGTAGAGTCTACGCAGACAACAGAAGCCTTACAAATAAGAGCGTCATCAACTTCTCCAGAGAGAGTCAGCTCATTTACGCGCGAGCCGGTATAGCCGAAAATTTTGCCGTTGGTAGAATCACCTTTTCGATGATTTAGGCATAAAGAACTATAGGTCGCATCGAAATTATTGAGTGAATAAGTATGTTCAAACGTGCCACTACCAACGGTATCGCCTGTGGCCGTGGCCGTTGCGATTGTGCCTCCACCAAAAGCATTTTGCAAAATGTATTGAGCGGCGTCCGAGTCAGCGCCCATGTAAAACTCAACCTCTCCCTCAACCACTTTTGATAAAGAAATTCGGTCGGCGAAAGTGCGCTTGCTAGAAATTGCTTCAATTACTTTTTGATCTTTTACAGTTTTTAAAGAGCTTGAGAGAAAGTCCAGACCAGCTGTCGCGGTGTTATAAGTACCGAATGTGAGCTCACGACCGACTGTTAGATAGGAGCTAAACCCTACGTTAGCATTTTGTCCGTCAGCCATTTATTTACCCCTTATACGGTTTGGCTCTGAAGCCAGTGATCTTTTGCTATCTCTTTTAGATTATTTTGAACCCACTTAAGCTCTTGCTCAAGACTCTGCTGCTTATTAATCAGGTTCTTAACTCGGCCCTTATCGCTAGGCTTATGGCGATACTGCATATTAGCCGCGAGGTCTCCGCGCTTTCCGAAATCATTTAAAACGTGCTGACCACATTGTACGGTTTGAACCGCATAGGCCTTGATATATAGGTGAAGCCATGAGGCTGAGGAGCTTAGGTTATTAGAGGAGAAAATCATTTTGCCAGAATGAGACATGCCATAAATATGGCGCATATAGAATTTCTTGCCTCCGCCATCATCATCAAAAGCATAATATTTACCGTCTGCACGCCATGAATAATCAAAGCCGATAAGTAAAATCTTGTCGTAACAGAATAGATTTTGACGGCGCTCATTATCACTTTGAGTAAGGATAACAATCATCATATTTGAAACATTAGTCCCAGCAGTGACGGCATTCTGACAACCTGATATGGCCATAAATTCTTTTTCATAACTCATGACGTCTTTATTAACGTAGAAATATCTATCTCTCCAGTTACCATTCTTGGTCCAGAGAGGATTACCGCATACGTTTTGAATTAGGATGGTATCCTTAAGCTCGCTTTCATATGGCTTTAAATATTTTTCGTAAGATACATTAGCGTCGCAGACGATACAATATGTTGGCTTAATGCCAGCTTTAATTAGATGTCCTAGAGTTTTATCGCACGCAATAATATCGACGTTATGAGCGTTCGCTTTTATAACCTCAATATTTTCCTCGAAAGAATAACCGTTCGCGACAGCTAAAATAGCCTTACCAATTCCAATATTTCTGAAGTTCTCAAACGACTTCATTTCATATTGTGAATGCTCTTCGGCGTGTTTTCTCCACTGAGGAGCCCACTGTTTATAACACTGAACCGACTGCTTAACTATCTGGTCATGATTCATTAATATAAAACCCTTATTCTGTGATTCATAATACCAGCGCGCATGTGGGTATCTTCACTCACCTGGTATGTATGATAACTTACTTCTATAGTTTTAGATGAAAGCGCAAGGCCTGCTAACGTCGGGTCACTGCGCAAGACCTGCTCGATATTTTCCATTAACTGCTCACACTCATTGTCAGCGAGATCTGTAAGCTCAAATCCAGACGTATTCATATTGTCATTCCAAATGATGCCGACTATTTTTAAATCAATCTCTGTCATGCGGCGACCGGTCAATAGATTAGCCGCAATGTCTTTAAGCTCAACTTGTTTATTGTCGTAGAACATTGTGATGCAAGGAAAAAAGCTTGGCTGAATTGGTATTTTTTCTACGTTTACTTGCAATACCTTTTGCACCCGATGAGCCATAGAGTCTGACAAGTCTATAGGAGAACCGGTCGTAGTATTAGCGGTATCAAGAATATTTTTGACTGCTGCTTTTAATGAAGTGAGCGCGACTCTAGCCACGTAAATCCTCTGCTAGCCATTTCTCAGTAGCCCTTACGATTGCATCAATAGCTTTTGATGACAACCACATAAATGATCTTTTAGGCGGTCTGCCTTTTTCCTTACCACCTTGGTCGTGTGCTTGGGCGTAAGGAAAGCCGTCTTTTGTTTTAGCGTTATTGAAAAACATAACACCCTCGTTGATTGAGCGCCAATTCTGAGGCTGCGTAGATTGCCTTAAGCGGCCACTAAATTGCAAAATCTTATTTCCCCCTCTGCCAATTTTATTTAGATGCATGGCATAGGCCTCAGACCATTTAACCCACTTACCCTGCGGGCCCTGTTCATTTTCGAAATGTTCAATGATGTCTTTAAAGACAATTACTGAGGAAATGCCCGCGAATTCTTTTCTTACCTGGCTGGTGCCGACTAAAATGTGATCCCATTTTTTTCTAAGCTTAGTCATGACTCGCTGCCATGACTTTGACTCAAAAGTAAATTCAGCATCTGCCATGCTTAATCTTCTCTGTCGTCGCTGATATCTTCTAGCTTAGTCTTAGACACGCGCCAATGTTTTGGATCATCTTCATTGAATGTAGTTGGATAATTTTCTGTATTCCTAATAGCCCATTCGCCGTCTATCTCAGGGACAACGACGCCAGATGAATCGACGAGTTGGGCCATGCCTTCATTGAGCTTTTCGATATTATCCATCACGCGCTTAATATATCTATCAGCGCGCGCATAACCTTCTTTAGATCCTCTAGCCATATTTTCATACATATATCCAATGGCCAGAGTCTCAGTGAGGGTAGAAATAATTGGAGGGATAGAGGTGGTAGTTAAAAACGGCGAAGCACCAAAGTCATAGCGTTTAGCTAATAACTTTTTAATTTCATTCTCTGCATCATACACGCATGCGGAGGCTAAACTAGTAGTGGCCGTATCAAAGGTCGTGCCGACCATTTTAGTAGCTAAAGCTGATGTCGTGGCAAATAACCCGATACATCACTCCTTATAGCGCGCGTACTTTTAGACGCGACTCTTTCTCAAGTTTCTTAATGAAGTCTCTGATCTGTGCGCCGCTTTTCTTATCATCTGAAGAACCTAAAAAGGTGCGAAAGATAGAACCGCTGGCGACTCGTTTAACGAGCGAAAGTTTAGTTCCTCTCAACTCATACCATTTTTCCGTAACTACATTTTCTTTTTGGCGTTCGCGAGCTGCTTTTGCAGTCTCTGCGATATGCTCGCCTAGGGGAGTGGCTTTATCTACTTTTTTAGTAGGACGCCCGCGACCTTGTGAAACTGATTTACCACTTGACTCATCAAGTTTGTCTTCTGTGCTCATGGTATTCCTATGGGTATAAAAAAGGGGAGAATTATTCCCCCCTTAGTATTTTTTAGATTGTGTTATTGATGTAGTAGCCCGTGAGAGATGCCACGACTTTGAATGTGTATTCACAGTCAACTTCGATTGCATCTGCCTCACGCTCTTCTTCTCTCCAGCGTCGAACCAAAGGCTTAGCCCGTTGGAACATATAACCGCTTGAAAGAGCCATCATGCCAGGAGCTGCTGGCTTGTAACCAACGAATGCGAAGTCCGTTTTCCAAATGCTAGCTACAGCTCCGGTAGCGGCGGAGGCGCCGTAGAGACCTGAGTCGTAGTACATGTCAGGGACAAGCAGATCATTTAAGCCGATAAGAGCGCCAATGATACCGGGGCTAAGCTCGCGAGAAGTGTATTTCACGCGGTCAACTACAGTCGTATGGTTCTTAAGAGCGTTATATGAATCGAGAGGAATAATACCGTAGTTTGGCTTAACACCTGAATTCCCTACGATAGTCGCAGCGGCGGTATCGAAAAGAGGAATTGGTAGAGCTGAGCCAGTGACCCAAGTATCGCCAGCAGCCAATGATGCGCCAAGTGACCATGAAGTAGTTGTAAAAAGAGCTGCGCAATCAAACTCTTTTTTCATCATGATTTTCTCAACCAACTCAATAGTTGAGTCGGTGCGAAGATCTGTTAGGTCATAGTTTTCAGCTGCGGTATCTGGGATGTACATCTTAAGAGCTTCTTTTTGAAGCGCGTAAGAGCTATTCCCGATTTCGAATTGATGTTCACGCGCCAAACCGCCGACCGCGCGGCCAGTTTCTGGAATGCTCCAGCTACGAGTATAAGTCCGATAAAGATCTGTCTGCTTTTTTACAGGTACTTGTGGAAATACTTGCTCGTGGATGAATCGCGTATTTTGATATTTTACTGCGACGTTGCTTAAGAGCTGATCTACGTGCAGTTGACTCTTTAATGGTACGTTAGCCATATATTATCCCCTTCCTTATGGAATATTAATTTGAAAAGGGTTAAGCAGGACTTCGGCTAGAGTTCCAGTAGCCGAAACTGCATGTAAAGTGTGACCAATGATATAGACGCCAGCCGTGTTAACCACAGCCGGGATACCTCGACCTGAGGCATCTGTAGTTACCGGGCCACCAGCCGCACAAGTGTCGTTCATATACACCTTAGCGATGCCAGCAATGGCCACAGGTACTTTTTGATTAGAGTTATTGGCATTATCTTGCGTCACGCCAATAAGCACATCAGTAGTGGCGCTTGCTAGAGCCACTGTCTGAGATGAGGTGATTCGAACAATGCGGTAGGCCGCAATCGAATCAGCTTGTTTAAATGAGACCGGAGCGTATGACATATTTTTCTCCTAAAATTATTCTTCTGTTACTTCGTTTTTCATTTGCTCTTTCATCACCGCACGGTATGCAGCGTCGTAAGAACATTTGTTATCGGTTGAGTATTTTTTAATTCTCTCATCCAATGACTTAGTTTCATCCTTGTCTTTTTCGAAGTCTGCTCTAGAACTCTCATCGAAGTTAACTTTAGCATTCTCTTTTGAAAGGGTTAAAATTTCTGTAATCAATTCTTCTTTAGTATATTTCTTCTCGGCTTTTTCTTTAGTAATTGAATACTCTTTCTTGTCTGACAAAAGCTCAGTCACGAAATCTTTCATTGCAGGAGACGTTAGTTTCTTGCTTTCAAGTTCTGTAACGAATTGTGATACCTTAGCTGCCTTAGCTTCTGCTTGGGCTTTATCTGTCGCTAAACGATATTCTTTTAGTTCAGCTTCAGCTGTCGCAATTGCTTTGGTTTTTTCAGCCAACTCTGATTTTGTTTTCTCGAAATCCTCTTGAGATTTAGCATATTCTTTTTTATTGGCTTCTAGTTCTGCTTTTACTTTTTCTAAATCTTCCAAGTATTCCCCCGATTCGGTTTCAATAAAATTAAATGCGTACGTTTTAAAGGTATCTTGATTCTCCAGCTCCTTAAAGACTACCTCGTTACATTTATTTAAAAGGTGATAGCGCCCAAGGATATCTTCGAGATTCATGACGCCTGGATTTTCAGCTCCGAGTAAAGCAATGGCCCCTAATACGCGCGGATATTTGATGCCATTCACATCTAAATCCCAATAGATCTCACAAGAAACTTTTCTGTAAGCTCTTGATTTTATAAGCTTATAAATTTTTTCTGGGATGTATTCGAGGTCAGCCAGGAGCTTATCTCCACGTACATATAACTTATTTACCCAACCTACAGACGGTAGGCCTGAAGACTTAGCGAGTTTCTGACCATCGTCGTGACCTAGTTTTAGATAAGGACGCCAGCCGACTTTTAAATTTTCAAAAGCATTAACGATAGAGTGGAGATCTTCAGCCGAGTATTTATCCTTATTCCATTCGCCTGCTGAGAAAACCTCTACCTCGTTTATATTGTAGGTTTTTATTTCTTCTATCAGCTCTGCCATAGAAATAACTCCTAGTTACGAGAAAAACCGTTGTCGGTGACATTTTCGGTTATGAACTTATCTACATTCTGACCAGAATTTGTAACCTTATCTATGCTGTGGTCTTCATATTTTGTAATCGGCACGAGGATAGATCTGCAGTTAAAGTGAAGTGGCGGCACGGGCGCGTCCTCTTTATTAAAGATAAGTCCATTTAATTCTCCGCATATTTCAGAAGTTACATCATCTAAAATAGCTGAATATTGATAGGCAGCAACGATGCCAGTCGATTCAAAATACTCCATTCGACCGCGATTAAAAACCTCCGTTGTTTTCGTGCGCGCATAACGCTCAAGACTTACGTCTGATAGTTTCTTACCATCGTCATCTAAAATGCCGACGACTGATGATAGCGGCATGCCGTCTTTAATGGCCTGTATGATTTTATCTTTCGCAAGCTTCGTAATGCTATAGCTGTAGTCGCCGATATATTTATAAGTCTCTTGTTCGACAAATGATAAAAACTCATCGCTTGGAATATTGGCCTCGTAATCGGTTTTTTCCTTACGCACCTCTGTCTTCGCAATGTCTTTAGCATCGCTATAGAGACGTCTGAAATTTCTTTTTAAAATGAGTTGCAGCTTCTTTAAACCAAAAAGCTTTAACGCATCAATACGCGAGAGGTCCTGCTTTTCAATTACTTTTTTCTTAGCGAGCTGGTCGTAGAGATCTTCAAACATGTCCTCAACGATAGGTTCGGTCTCAGCTATAATCTTTTTAACGAAAGATTTAAGCATCGAGTCAGCGAGTTTAAAATCTACTTTTTTCTTATAGGCGCCAGGTAGGGTTGAAAGAGCTAAAGCGAAGGCTTTTTTTTTACCCGCATCGTCTGCGCCTTTGGAGCCCATCATATTACCTTTTGATGGCATTTTTGATGCTTTCATTTCATCATCAGCATCTTGCTCTAGTCCCCCAGCCTCCATTGCCTGCTGATGAGCCACGTCTGATTTTAATAGTACGTCATCAGAAATAGGAAACTTCACCATTGATCTAAAGTGATTAATTTCCTCAGGCGTAGGCTGCCAACCAGCACCTTGCACACCCTTGATCCATAGCTCACTCTGTTTAACCGCATCCTCATCAGAGAGTGGATTAAATTTAAACTGTGGGTATGAGTCCATTAGCCCGTAGTTGTAAACACACATTGGCCGTATCACATGCTGATTTATAATGCGCTCAAGGATCTCACGGCGACGAAATATATGTTTATAGAAAAGCTCAACTTGCTCTTTGCCTAGAGAATGAGATCCGCCGCTAGTTTCAGAGCCACTAAAGCCAAGTAGATCTGGGATAAAAAGAGCCCGACCGATAAACATATTAAAAAGATTAATACCTTTAATATAAGCTTCGCCATTGCTCTTAGCCTCCAAAAACTCCATCTCAAATTCTTTAGGTATGACCATTGCGGTTTTAGTTTGAAACTTTTTAATAGCTTCAAACACGTCATCGACAACGGCCTGAGATGCGCGCCTGTCATACTTCGCAACTGGTTTAGCGCCGGCTGCATTCTCTAAAAATATGGCATAGAAGCGAGTGATATGACGTTTTGTAAGATAGGCCTGGTAGGCTGCCTTAAGATCTGACCGACCGTAAGGGTTTTGATAGCGCTGGTTATTTACGTAATGGATAAGGCTGTCAGGATTTACATCGACAGATCCTTTTGGCCCACGTTGCTCAAAGCGCGTGACGTTACCATGCTCATCTGAATGTATGAGCCATGTAGACGGGTGACGTGGCTTAATATCCTTAAGTGCAAGCTGGCCATCAATAGAGTTTTTAAAGATCTTCTCCGATAGAGAGAAGCCAAAGTCATAGGCCTGCAAAATGTCCTGTAGAATTTCGCTAAATGGCCTATCGGGCTCCGTGTTTAATGACTCTTCAATCTCACGCTTCACATCTTCATCTTCAAAATTGATATGCCAGCCAGAGCCAATGACTAAATCTTTTTTTAGATCCAGTGCTACATTTACCTGGTCGTCATCAAGCATGTCTTCATAGATTTTATAGGTCGTATCCCTCATGATTAGAGGGTCTGGGTTGTATGGTTTCTTTAATGAGTCTGGATAGTAAGGTGACTCTTGAAATGACTTCTCTTGCTGGCCAAAGTAAAGATTTTTCATTACTGTAGCGTCTGATTTAGCCGTTTTAGATGATGCCAGGGGTGCTACATAGTCTGCGTCGTCGGCTTCTTTAGGCTCAGGTGACATAGCCTCTACTGGTAATTTATCCGCCATTTGACCGCCATTTGATGCCTAAATAGTTTAGGCTTGGTTAGATTCTGACCAATGATTTAACAGTTTCAGGGTAAAGGATGGCTGGATTCTCTTCAATACATAGCTGTACAGAAATACACGCAGCTATGAAGAGGTCATCTTTCTTACCCTCTTCAGCTTCTATCTTTCCCTCATTATTAACAAGAGTCAGACACTCGCCTAAAGTCTCTCTGTCAACTAATTTTGTTGTTCCGTTTTCTACCGACTCAATTAGTGCATTAATCATGATGGGCCTTGTGACCTTATCAGTGATCCAACCAATCTTATCTGAATCCATATCGTGCTTAAATAAATTTGGATATTTTAAAACTTCATCAAGCTTTAAAATCACCGCATGCCCGTGGTTATTTCTCTCTACGCCTATCGTTGGTAGGAATTGGTTTTGATATTTAAACTTGCAGTAATACATCTCAGCCATCTCTACAAGCTTGTCACCGAAATCACCTGGCTTAATATTAGGGGAGTGAAAGCTTGCGACCTGCATGCGTGTTGAGACTTTAAATACATGTGCAGCAGATCTATCACCACCAATGCCTTCAGCAGTATCACCACCAACCACATATAGCTCACCGTCCTGGCGCTCTTCATAGATGCGAATGCCGCTTACTTCTCTGATGGGCTTAGGTGCTTTATCATATATTGGCTTAATGATTTCTAAAGTGAATGGGTTTTGGCCAGAGGTTAAAAAGCATGTGGCGTCGTCTTCTGGATATTCTTGCTTAAACTTATTTTTAAGTTCACGCTGCTTGAACCTACGAAATGCTATTTGATCTAGAGAAAGGTCGATATCGTATTTTTCTTTGGCAATTATTATTAACTTTTTCTCATCATCCTGTAAATAATTCTTTCCTATATCGTGATTTGTTAATTGATACTCCTCATGAATGTACCAAGGGAAAAATAATTTCTCGTAGTTTGAATCGAGATCCATCCACATATCGTAGAAGTCATTTAGTCCGTTTGGAGTAGACTCAAAGGTAATAATACCGTCGAGAGGCACAGACTCAAGAGTAGCCAACACTCTGTCGGGCTCCTTGATAAAGGCGCGCTCTGAGACGTGAAGCCAATGTATAGTGTCGCCGCGAGATTCCAAGTCACAGTAAATGCGACTATTAATTTCTGGAAAGTACATCTCATACTTAGAACCTCCACCTCTATCTAAGGGTGTTTTCTCAAATGATGGGTCAATATATTCGTAAGCTCTGCGCGGTATCCTAAATAGTTTTGCTATAGCGTCATCCTCGTGCGCAAGGATGCAAGCTGTGACGTTCTCATTAAACATTGTGAAATCAAATTGCCTGATGAGCTCTAAAGTGGAGACGCCCATCTGCCTGGCTTTTAGAATAATTTTTCTGTTAGATTTATTGGCTAATATCCTCTTCTGCACATTGTTCAAAGTGAGCTGCACGCGCTTACCTTTTTTATTCACCACATAATAAAGATGCTCTAGCCGCCATAGAGGATCTAGGAGCTTATCCAATCTCTCGCTCCTTAATCATTTTAAGGATGGCCTGTTTTGTTCTCTTCGTACCATGTAGCCATGATTGGAACTTGGCTAATGAATTAACGGCATCATGTATATGATCCGGGCAGTCTTTTTTTAAACATTTGGCCATATCTACCCATAGAATTAGTCTTCTAGATTCTGACGGCGTGCCATCTCTTCCTTGGCCAATTGGTCTAATATATCTGGCTTTAATATTAACAAAATGTTTAGCCGAATCATGCACCATGCCATTTATGTTGGATGGACCAAATCCAAATTTTTTAATCCAAGCTGATTTAATCGAACCGGCATTGGCATGTGGCCTATTAAAATATTTAGCCTGAGCCGTTTGACTGACTAATCCAGCCATCTTAGCCAGCTCAATTATTTCATTATTTTTCCACTTAATTTGACGTGGGGAGTGTCGGCGATAGCGATATACAATTGCTTCGACTTGCTTAGATTTTAAATTAAAATATTCAGCGGTTTTTTTGTTACTATATTTTGAATAGTATTTGCAAACATCATTAATTAAATTCTCTTTATATTTGTGGGCATTGAGTGAGACGCCATTTTGCTTAGCCCATCGCCCTAAATTAGCCCATGATGTATTAGCTTTCTTTGCAACGTCTTTTTTATAAATTTTGTCGGCAAAGTTTTTAACTATTTTTATTTGAGCCTGCGATAATTTTCCCAAAGGCTGCTTGCGAATCTTCGCAGCGCATGGCTCGCATCTTTTTCTATTGCGATGGCCTGATATAACCCTTTTGCATCTCAGGCATTTTCTAATCTTCATCTCTCATATCGCTTAAAAATTTGGCCGCTTGAATTGATGTCTTGATAGTTAAATTGATATTTTGGACACAATTGCACGCTGCATTTACCGTATCAGGTGTGATTTCTTTCTTGGTCACATTATTCATCATAGATTGAAGAGCTTTGACCGTTTCAACCACGCCAAATTTTTCCGATATTTCAGATAATGCTTGTAACTTAGACTTTCCGATAGCTTCAATATTTTTACTAGCCATGTCTCAACCCCATCCTTAAATCCTAAGCCATTTAAATTTCTGATGATAACATTCTCTGGATCTTCGCTCTCCGTATATTGCTCTTTTTGATCAGCAATAATATTAGAAAACAAATTCTTACTTTCGTCACTACATTTTTGATCTAATGAAATTGAAGATTTAATTAAAGTGTTTTTAGCTTGGCCAGTAGAGGAAATGTGATTGAATTTAAAATCAATATCCTTATCTTTTAGCCAATTTTTTATAAGCATTTCTTGCTCAAAATCAGCTATATCCTCATTTGATAAACCGAACTTACTCATTTTTTATTCTTCATATCCTCTAGGCGCGAGACAATCGTAGCATGCAAAGTCTTTTTAGTTATCTCTATTTGATCTTTAAACATGCCAGCATATTTACCAAGTAATTCGATGGCTCTTAATCTATCGCGCGTCGCTTCTCGATTTGTATCAAGTTCATCTTTAAAAGCTATAGCTACAAGTTCGTCAACGATGCGCTGCACATCAACATGCACGCGCTCTGTGTGCTGCTCGAGATTTTGCTCAATGATCTCTGCAACTCTAGAATTCCCTATTAAGGCATGAGCTTGACGGTCGGCATATTGCTCAGCGTAACCAGCATCACGCGCTGCTCTAGCGCCGTTAAAATCTTTAGCGTATTCCTCGACAAATAATTTTTGCTTTGGTGTTAGCTTTTTACTTTTAGCCATAAAAAACCCCGTTAGGTGGACGACGACCTAACGGGGCCAACAACAAGGAGGGTCTCAACATGACGACTAAATAAATTTGAACACATAATAAATATCGTAGCAAATAATTTATAAATAATAAGGCCTAAGCGGACTTTAGTAATAAGTCTTTTTCTTTAACCTGAAAATAAGAGGCGCAATCATTGCATTAGTATTGAATGATGATTCCTTTTTTAGAAGGGCGTCTCTTATGACGAATGATCTTAAGAGATCCACAGCTAGGACATACTCCCCTATCGTCATCAGCTTTATAAAAATTAAAATTAGGAATATTATTAGCAAATGGCCGCAGCTCATTAAAAACAGCCTCTGTAGCGTTTACATCTTGAATGCAATACTTAGCCATTCTAGCCATCGACAGTGGATCTCGATGCCATACATTGACCCATAGAGGCCATCCACCTGACTCCATCTTTCGATTATCGGTAAAGCGTTCTGCCAAGTTTGATAAGCGATTGCTGAATAGTAAAGTATTTGATTTAGCCAGCTGGCATGTATCTATGTGGGGAGTTTTTGGCAGCGGCTTCATTTTATTTATTAGAAATCTTGTCTGGAGAAATTTCCAATCGAACTTTTTCCCATTCTGAGTTACGACAGCATCGGCGGCGAGAAGGATTTCTCGAATTTTTTTGAGCAGTGACGAATCATCATTCACGTTTTTACGCCACTCGGGGAAATCCCAAGCGTTAATTATTTTAGTTTTCTCACCTAAAAATTTATACCCAAAACAAATGACAGAATTGATATCAGCCTTTAAAGTTCTACCTTCATAATCTGATATCTGATGCCAGACTTTTAAGCCTTCAATGAGATTGGGGAGTGTTTCGATATCGAAGCATACTATGCGTGGCTCGCGCTTAGGCAGCATGCGCTTCAGTCACCGTGGCTTTATAGATAAAGCCTCTTAAGTATTTAACGATGAACTGAGAGCGGTTGATCACTTCACATTTCTTATATATTTTTGTGAGGTGAAATTTCACCGTTTTAGGTGAAAGATTTTTCTTCAGAGCAATTTGATTATTGGTATCACCATTTAATACAAGCTCTGCTACTTCTGTTTCACGGGGAGTTAGATGCGATAATGTTTCATTCATAGGTCTATCGCACCTTGGCAGTAATTAAGTGTCAACTTAAATATCATCATCCATTTGAAAATAAATTCCAAATATAACGATGCCAATAATGATGACTAGGATCATTTCTATATCCCATGGTGAAGGCATACTTCAGAAAATATCTTAAATTTTTAATCTTCGAAATATCGACCTATGGCTGGTAGAGCTAGAAGAGGTAGAGCTGCCTTTTTAAGCGTATTTACATTTCCTTATTACTTTTTTTAATTATTTATCTATTTTAAAGAATCTAGCTCTACAGCTCTACCAATATAATAAAGTATTAATAAAATTAGATACTTACAAAGGTAGAGCTAGCGTAGAGCTAGCATTTTGTAGAGCTAGCTTGCTCTACCACATATGACTTAGGTATTGAATTCAGGACTAAAGCAGTGCGTAATTTTTTGGCTGGATAGGCGTAGGAAAAGGCAATTGACCAGACGTTGAAGTGTGGTGAGAAGCTATTTGCACTCCCCTATATGAGCCTTTAGTAGAGTAAAAGGCTTGCTCCGA